AAAAGTTGCTACGTTCATAGAATTGCTCCAGTTGCTATTTCTTACTATTATTTAGCAAATATTCAGCAAACTCAGAATTACCTACATCTATATCCATTGTAGAATCATAAGTTCGACATTTACCTGCTCCAGTTGCAATCTGTTGCAGACTCTGTGGATTAGCAAGGAAATTATTAATTGCTTCTACTTGATAATCACGCAACATAATAAGCTCACCTTCTGCTGGGTGTCCTTTAGGCCAACGCACATCTTGATCAGCCCAGTAGCTTTCTGTTACTGGAGTAAAGTTTAAAGTAATAGGATGCCTATTGTCTTGGATGTCTACAATTTCGACATTATTTTTTTGTAAAATATCACAAACAACATCAAGGTGATTAACATAGCCTGAGCCGCCAATACCAAAGAAAGCAACTTTACCGTCCCATCGTCCTAGTTTATACTGAGGCATGTGCTTTGCATATGGCACTTCAAACTTTAATGCGTTTGCAATTTTACGTCGAACGTCTACCTCTAAGCCTTCTAGCTTAATATTGACTTCGTCTTCAATAATTAATCTGCAACTTGCCATTAAATTTTCTCTATTACTTGTGGTGTACTGTATTTTTTAAACGGACTAATATCAGTGTCATAATGAATAACTAAATCTAATTCTTGTAAATATGTATCCATCTTAGTAGAACGAATACTCCCCATTAGTATAGCTGCCTGAGGACGCCAACTAGATTTTAGTAATGTCTTTGACATCTTATTAATATTAGTATACACTATTTTAGAATTAATTGCAAGAGGATTGTTCAGATTATTGTCTTTAATATATTGATTAAATTCAATATTTTCTGCAACATCATTTTCTTTTCTGTAGAGTGTACAGAAGTCATTGTTGCCAAAAATATTTCTAAAACTATAATGCACTGTTTGTAAACTACTAAAATCATTGCCGTCATTCAAACAAACCAATAAAGGATATCTATTAAGTTCTAGTAGAGACTCTGCTACTCTATCAAATGTATGTTCAGTATTGTTAACTAATATAAGCGGGCGTGTTCTTTTTACAATTTTTTGACTAAGTGTTGTTAGTTTATTAATGCTGCTATTTAAATCACCTTCGTCAAAATGTTTAATACCAAATAGTTGGCTTCTATCTTTATACAGTGCTAGATTATCAACATCAGGATTTCCGACAGACGATATCATATAATCTATTGCTTTAGTGTGTAAGTTTTGTAATTTAAGTCCGTATATACCGGGAATATAATTGTTTTTGTTGTTATGCATCATTTCCAATAAATTGTATCTTTCTTGTAGTTCTAACTCTATTTCAAAACTTTTATCTTTTAATTCATTTATTACTTTATGTAGATTAATTTCGGTAAAAATAAAATAATGTATTTTTTCAACGGTGTTATATAGTCCTCTTTCTTCTATGTTAGAAAGAACTTCTATCGCTGATATTAATTTTTTATTGAATGTAAATCGAACACCGATATATAATTGATCTTTAATTAAGGCTGTGCGAATCCATCGAGCCCTATCGATATGCCTAATAGGTATACGAGTATTTTTGATTGCTTCGTGTATTGGATATTCTAATGCTGTAAATTGATCAGCATAGGATAGTAGTTTTTCTTTTACTACTTCATACTGTCTATCAGTTAACCCGACTCCTTTATGCACTTGTCGTGCAATACTATTGAGTATGGTAAAATCACTAGGCTGGATTGTGAAGGTTTCATTACCGTCAAACCCAGTTAATAATTCAAGATATGATTCAATTGTTTTCTCAGTCATACTAGTAGTATAACGTATTACAGCTTATCTGTCAAGTGGTTAAGTGGAATGCCTTGTGAAATTTCTTCCACGGTATATTCAGTGTGTGCGTAGTCGTTAAGCCACTGTGTTCGATCAGGCATGAGCGGAGTATCTATATTGTGTAGGAAGTCTATGTTGTTGCCAACCTCATACGCTAACGAGCTGGTGCCTACAAACGCTGGAACACCGTTAATGATACTATGCACACCCGGGTTACTAGAGTAGCTTACAGTAGTGTGTATATTATCAAACTTCATATCAAAGTCGTCATACGTTCCTGCTAGTTTGTTTGGAACTTGCCGATATACGTTTTTAAATTCTTTCTCAATATCCGGTAATGGACATCGAGGATGTGGGCGAAATACGATAGGTCTATCAGTATGTTTTTGTATTGTTTTTACAGTGTCTAATAACCAGTTACTCATTCGAGGCATGTGTTGCCACTGTAGACTCTTATCGTGTTGTCCACATATTAGAATAAAATCGCCGTTGGATCGCCAAGGTTTACAAACCAATCCCAAGTGATCAGCCCGAGACCTATCATTGTTTTGCTCACCAAAGTAAGCATCTCTGTTGATTCCATTTAGTCCTACCTTCCAAGTTGTTCCTCGTTGTATGCCGCCTACTTCTAGTACTATAGTAGGTTTCTTTTGTTCCCATATGTGTTTGTTTTGTGCCATACGTCCATTAAACAAGACACTCCAAATAACATTAACATCGGCATTATAATCATTGTATACAACACTATGTCCTGCTTTTATACAACTATGTGCAAATGCATCAAACACTGGCTTGCTATTAAGTGCGCCATATTGTGTCCATAAACTAAATTTCATCTGTTAAATACCATATAACATATTTAACAGAGGAACATCATGTCAGTAATAACAGTGGTTACAACATTTCATCTAGCAGGATTAACAAAGTATGGCCAAAGATTTTTAGATAGTTTTGCTGCAAAAGTCGATAAACGAATTAAACTATTAGTGTATGCAGAAGATTGTAAGCCAGTTAATCCTGATCCAAGTAGAATAGAAATACTAGATGCAAAGCAAGTATTACCTAAACTAAATTCATTTAAGGAACGATGGAAAGATGTTCCTAAAGCCAACGGCGATGTTAGTAAGGAGCCACAGCGTCACACACGTCGCGATTGGAGTAAAGAGTTTAAATGGGATGCAGTAAGATTTGCTAATAAGACATACGCTGTGTATGACGCCTGTGAACGCAGTAAAGGCTGGTGTGTATGGATGGATGCGGATACGTTTGTACATAGCGATTGGAGTTATGAACAGTTCAAAGAATTGCTTCCTGAGAACGCTTATATTACATATGTTGGTAGAGGCAAAGGAAGCCAGACATGGCCCGAGTGCGGATTCTATGGTATGAATTTAAATCATCCTGTGTGTCATAGTTTTCTAAAAGATTTTGAACGTATGTATGAAGAAGCCGAAACTGGAATCTTTACACTAGAAGAATGGCATGACAGTTATGTATTTGGTGTGCTACTACAAAAGTATAGAGAATTTCCATCACACGATTATAGTGCAGACATGTATCTTAAAGAAGCAATAACAGGCGGCGGCGGACATCCGTTAATTAACGGTCCACTAGGTAAATGGATAGATCACATGAAGGGTGGACGCAAGGATCAAGGCAAGAGCAAGAAGTCTGATATAATGGTTAATAGAACCGAGGAGTACTGGAAATGAATTTATTATCAAATCATTTAGGCGGACATAAAAATAGGACTCATTTAGACGAAGGTGTTCTTAACTTTATGATCAAAGAATTTAATCTTAAATCTTTTATAGATATAGGTTGTGGCCCAGGAGGCATGGTAAACCTAGCAGAAGAAATGGGATTAGAGTCAGTGGGCATCGACGGAGACTTTACAGTACCTAGAAAAGGAAATAATTTTATTATACATGATTATACATCAGGACCTACAGTATTTGATCAAAAGTTCGACATGTCTTGGAGTTGCGAATTTGTTGAACATGTAGAAGAGAAATATATTCCTAATTATATAAAAGATTTTCAAAGATCAAAGTATGTAGTTATGATATACAGCGAAAAACCAGGACACCATCATGTAAACTTAAAGCCAGCAGAATATTGGATTGATATATTTAAAGATTACGGATTTAATCATAGTCCTGAATATACTAACAAGATTAGAGAAGTATCAACTATGAATACTGAAGGGAAATTTGCTAATCAGATTAAGAAACAGTTTGTGAAAACAAACGGATTATTTTTTATAAAATCTTAAATGTAAATGTTTTGATTTAGGTTTAGCAAGACTTTGTATATTTACAAACCCTTGCTTTTCTACTAGTTTAGTTAACAACTCTTTGTCATAACCACTCTTATGAACATCCCATACTTCGTCAAATGTTCCTCTTTGCCATCCCCAGAATCCTGCTATTGCATGACTAATTTCTCTTTCGTTAGATCTATTAATCCATTGTTGAATATGATACGTCATGTTAGGTAACATCATTTCGCAAACCCCATTAGGTTTTAAAATATCATGCCATACTTCTAATTGTTTTTCGCCTTGCATAAATGTTAAATGTTTAAAGAAATGTCTGCTAAAGATTTCGTCCACTGAACTTTTTTCAACGTGCTTATCTATTTCCCAAGATGGACAAACAAAATCAATGCCAGGCAAATCTCTTATATCACAAGTCTTAAATCCTTCTTTAGTAGGCTTTTCTCCACATCCGAATTCAATTTTCATTTAAAATATACCTCCTTTAAATGTCCCCAGCACTCACCTGAGCTAACTTCATGTTTGTTCCACATAGTATAAGCAATCTTGTTCTTCCAATCTTGCAAGTCTATATTGTAGTTTAAATTTTCAATTTTACTTAAATCTTTGTATGCAACAGGATAAACCATACTCGCATCATCTAGTGCAAATACAGGTATGCCGTTAATAACAGATTCTACACCACTAAGACTATTGTAAGTTACTACACAGTAAGCATTATTGAGATCATTATTTAATCCTTCGCCGCCTTGATTTCCGCCTATTGTTAAATTTTGTGTGATTCTAACATTAGAAAGATTTTCCTTTTCAATAAGTCTTTCTAATAATTTAACACCCCTAATTGCAGTTCTTGGATGAGGCCTAAATACAATAGGTCTGTCTGTGTGTTTGCGTATTTTAATAATAGTTTCTAGTACCCATTGATGGAAATTCTTACCTTGATTAAAAAGATTTATTAAAGCACTGTCGCCTTCTTTTTGCCCCATTAATAGTACATAGTCTCCTGGACTGTGCCAATCTTTAAATGTTATTCCAGTTCTTTTTTCAAACTTGTTCCATCGTTCTGGACCTACATTATCGTTGTTACAGTTAGCATCAGTCCATCCGTAACTATGCCAGCCAAATCTCATATATCCGCCATACTGCCTGAACGGAGTAGTTTCCGATACTATAGTAGGTTTGCCTGACTCTTTCATGTAAAGATATTTGTCACCGCGAATTGTTTTATTTTTAGCATCAAAGAATTTAGGCTTTATCATATTTGTTTGATAGAAGCAATCAGCATTTGCTACAAGACTAGGGTCAAGATCTCCGTTTAGCATAGTAAAGACATCACCGTGACGTTCTAAACCATTGCCCCAGTCAAAATAAGGTTTACTAGGACCCCACCAGCCGTACATTTTTATCATACATATTCTCTCATGTGACGCCACGCAGTGCCGTCTTCAAGTTCACTAAACTTCCAGTGAAACATACTAATTCTTTCTAACCACTTTTGTCTATCAAACTCTTGCGGAGATTCTATATTTTCAAATCCTACATGCGATACATCTGCACATTGACTTTTTTCCGGGTCTGTAATAAATGCATGGTAACCTTGTATAACAGGTCCTACTATAGCACTACTGTTGTGATTAACTACTGCCCATGCTTTATTTAAATCTACTTCTAACGGAGTATTTTGATTTGATATCTTTACTTGCGGATCGTTTTTAAATATTTGTTGCAGTTGTGGAAGATAAGTTTTTATTGCTTTATTATCTTTGGGGTGCGGACGTAATACAATAATTCTATCTGTATGTTGTTTTAGATCTTGAATAGTTTTTACTGTCCAGTCTACTACTGAGATTCTACCCATACTCCAACCGCCATGACGCTGCAAACATATAACAATATTTTTACCTTTTGTTCTTTGAGGCTCTAAAGTAATTCCAGTATCACGGCTAATCTGTTGCCATCTACGAGGATCGGGAGTGTCGTCAAAGTATACGCCAGTATTAGGAAACACACCGTTGTAACTATATCGTAAATAATGATGAGGCTGATTAGTCTTATTTGCATACAAAAATAAGTTTGCATCAGCAACACATACACGCTTGTTAGATCTAATTTGTGTATCTATAACTTTTTGTCTTAATTGTAAATGTGTCCCAGCTTTACCTTGTTGATGCTGCCAACCTTGTATTACACCTACATCGGCGTCAACAACATCATTACCAGTATATAATATACCAGTATCGCCAGCAGCATTTACTCCTTGAATAAACTTTGTAAGTATGTCAAATTTTTCTTGACTTTTGTTTACCCTAGGAACAACATTATAATAACTAACTACCTTCATTAACTATGCTCCAAGCATATCCATTCATCATTTCGTCACGAGTAAACTGACAATAGCTGAGGTGTTTCATTAGTGTATACATCTCATCTTCTGTAGGACGATTAAGATTGTTAACTTCTGATAGCTCTGTATTACACAATGATGTTGCACAGTTAGGCCCTAATGCAATTGCAGGAACACCGTACACTAGTGATTCTAATGCAGCAATACTATTATATGTTACTAAACAATGTACATTATCATCTAATGCTGCTTCTAACGGCTTAGTTGAGATGCGTTCACTTCTATTGGGTTTTAGTCTTATTTCAATAGGGCGATCCGTATGTTTTCTTAATTCTTGTTTTACGTTTTCTACCCAAATTTCCGGATCAGGTTGCCCAAACAATCTCATCACTTTGTCACTAGGCGGAACTAGTAGTATTTTAGAACCGTGTTTAAACTTCCTATATTTAAATTTAGGTAATCTAGCATCGTCTCGTTCAACAATAGGTCCAGTTTGTTGTAGTGCATTTTTTGTTACCCTATGCCAAATTTTTGTCTTGCTGCCTGCATTACCGAAGTACCCTGTATCAATTGCATAGAAGTTTCTGTCAGTTTCCCAGCAATGTTGTATGGCTTTGCGACTACCACCGCCTAGACCTCTAATAATTAATGGATTGCGTTTACTTTCTTCACTGTTCCAGTCACTTAGTCTGCCATTACACCCTAACATAAACGCTTGCAAGTACTCGTCGTATTTTAAACCTTTACCGATATAATTAATTCCGCCTTCGCTATCTATTGCTGCGGCTTTAGACAATTTGCCTTCGGCAAATTTGTTTTGTATAATTTTCATTGCTTGTTCCTCTGTATATCCGTAATACTTGCCTTCTGGATCAATTGACGCATATGTTAATGCTTGTATAGGTTCTTTTAAATGATCTGCTAGTGTTAGGTGTTCTATAATTCTAGGTTCTCGTTTAAGACTTACTATATTTTCTCGTTGAATATCAATTATATTATTAAGATATTTTCTTTCCGCACGATAGTATTCACTAGCATATTCGCAATCGTAGTATTCGTCAAACCAAGGACCGCCTTCAGTATAATGCAAGAATTTAGGTTTGCCGTCTCTAGGTTCTTTGTACCAACCTACTAACCAATTCCATTCGTGACTAATTTTACCAATTTCTTTATCAGTAAGCCAACTAAATCGATGCAGGTATGCACCTGTAACAGTGTCAGAGTTAATTATATCTTTGGTTAATTTTTTATTACTAGGATGGCTGCAATTAATCAACATCATACTTGACCAATTTTTTCTAGGATATACTGTTTGTGCTTTGCCGTCCATCTTAGTAACTTCTTTAGGGGTATAATCGTGTTGTGCGCACATTACTGCATATTTGTCATCAGACTGATCAAATAAGTTTTTGACATCATCTAGTGCAATAAAATCACAATCGATAAACAATGCCCACCCACTAAATTCTGTGAGTTCAGGAACAAGAAAGCGAGTAAATGTAAATTCTGTACTTGCAAGTTTATCCTTGTCTCTCCAATACAACTCTTGTTTTTTTAAATCTTTTTGCTTTAGTGGGACAATTTCTACAGGAACACTAGCGTGATCTAATATGCTTTGTTTACATGCTTGATAAGCAATGTCTTCGCGGCTGTCCCAACCGATAAAGATTTTTAGTGGTTTAACTTCTTCGTTCAATATCTTCCTCCACGCATTTGCTTCCTTGTTGTATTTCAAATATGTGAGTAGGTTCTGTTCCGGGATTGCTTGCTTGGTGCCATACTTCAACACCTATGTCATAAGTTTGTGTAGTAGCAGTTAACAATATACTATGTTTTATATTTTTATATTCAGTGTCCATCTTACAAACACCTTCTAGTATTGTCCACTGTTCTGAACGTTTAAAATGTTTTTGATCGCTTAAACTTTTACCGGGATAGATTACAAGTTCTTTTACTTTGTAACCTTTTTCTGGCTTGTCATCTAGCACACGCCAGTAGCCCCAATCGCGTTCTGTCTTTTGTGTTTTCCATTCATCAAGTATCCAACTACTTGAATTCATTTTGTCAGTACCGCCTACTCCAAATTCAAACGAAAGATTTTCATCTTGGATGTCCATTTCTGGAATATTTTCTGATGTTCTATCGCCGCCGTTTGCAAACACAATGTGTGCATCTGGATACATCATCCTTACATTTTTAATTGCTTCTTTAGATGAATTGTCATTGTCATCAAACAATAGACAATGTTCAACCATTTTTAAATTTTGTATGATAGATATACGATCGCCCCCATGCATAAAGGGACGACCTTTTTTTCGTGTAAGCCATGCATCTGAGTTAACCCCGACAACCAGTTTATCTCCTAATTGTCGAGCTGCTTTAAAATATGCAATATGTCCTGAGTGTAGTGGGTCGTATCCTCCAGTGCAAAGTACAACTTTCATTTTTTAATAATCCTTCCTTTTATATATCCATCTGGTACATTATCAGGAAAGAAAGTCGAACACTCTTTTGTTTCAGGATTATGATACCAAGACTTTCCTCTTTTTCCGTTACCGGCTTTATAACGCCTTTCCGGATCTTTCATTTGCTCTTTTGTTATTTTTTTACGCAACTCAATCTGTTGAGGATCTTCAAATTGTTTTTGATTTGCTATTTGAAGTTTAGATTTTGTTTTTTCGCTGTGAGTTTTTCCAAGCATAGGAGGATCTTGAATTTTTCTTTTTTCCTTCATTAAGGTTCTTACTTCATCAGAGTGAGTTCTTCCGTAATACGGATTGTTTTCGCCTGTTTGTGATTTACCTATTATTGCTCTAGTTTCTTTAATTATAGATTCATAACCTTTAGACGATATTTTGTATCTTGACTGGTAAGGATTTTCTCTAATCATCATTGTTCTAATAGCATACGACATTTTTACTTTATTGTTACCTTCTGTCATTTTAACCAAAAGTCTATGACAAATAAAATGTTCTTTTGCTGTAAGTGCTACTATATTTTCTTTTTTATTTGAGCCACCTAAACTTTTAGGAATTATGTGATGATTCTCTTTATAACCCGATATGTCTAAAGGATTATTTTTTCTATTAGATATAATGCTGTTATACCATCTTGTATATTTGTTATTCTTAAACATACAAGTATTTATCAAACTTTGGATCAAAGCCGCCTGTGACTAATACTACTTTGTTCATGTAGTTATTTATGTACGCAGTTTATTACAAGAATTTTATCTGATACATAGTATGTTTCTTGCCAGAATGTACTGTATCTACAATCTCAAAATCACAATCTTGTTTATCTAATTTACCATTACGGATATCTACAATAATTTTACTATTACTTGTTGTATGTTTTTTAATTAGGTTAGCATATGTTCCTAACGGATAGTGAAAGCCACAGCTCATTATACTGTATACAATATCAAATTTAACATTAGCGTCTACTTGAATATCTGCTGCATTAATAAAGGTATAATTTAAATTTCTTTGAGAATATGACTCTTTTAATGTGTCTAGTTTATTATAAAATTTAAAAGAATCTGTAGCACCATAATTAGTATCTCTGTTCTTGTTTGCAGTGTTGTCAAAGTCTCCGTCTAATAAAAACAAATTAGAATTATATTTCTTTTGGAACATTTCTGATTCTATTGCTAATCCGCATCCGATATCTAATATAGATACTGGGTTACTATTAATATAACTATCCAATGCATTGAATACTATAGTTTTATTTTTAGCATGCTCTTTGCTAGCCCATGCATCTAACCAATTTGTCATATATTTTCCTTATACTTTTTATATATACCTAAGTACTTATCAGTAGTTTTTTGTTCGCCTTTTAGAGTTAAGAATACACTGTTACTTTTATTCTTACCAATGCTCATCCAAGTTCTAGGTAATACTTGATAATTACATTTGTCTGCTAGGGCGTTTAACACTAATTGATCGCGGCCCCACTTCCAGTCGTCTACTGGAATGCTGCATAGTTCTTTTATATACTCTTCTCTAAATCCAGTGTCATGAAATACTACAAACCCAGCTAGCCACCTAGCTTCCTTAGGGTGTTGTAGTATGTGCTGTTTTGAAAATAGTCTAGAAAATTCAATATCATTTATAGTTCTAGTGCAAATGCTATCTGCATCTATCATTATTACTTTTTCGTTTTTTCTAAATTTACTATCGGCTGCAACAAATCTAGCACTTTGTAGATAAGCTATTTTAGATTCGTCGTTTAAAAATTCTCTTGTTTCAGTAGTAATACTTACGTTAGCAAGAGAATTCTCAACTGTTGGATTTACAATGTGACAATGTAAAGATAATTGCGGGTTATGTCGATGAATACTATTTAATAATGGCACAGCCCAGTCATCATAATATGCTTGATCGCATCCTATGAGAATATTATAAAGAGGCATCTTCCATTCCTGCAACTCTAAGTTTTACAACATTAGTAATCTGCCATTGTTTTTGATCGAGTCCTTTTAGTAAACCTAACCATTTGTTACGCATTAGTGCAAACTCGTTGATAATCTTTTCGTAGTCAACAACATCTGCCTCACCGTCTACGTATTTTTCAACGTCACGACTGCTTAATGCTCGTTGATAGTTTTCGAGGTATTTCTTAAAATACGAACTACGCAATCTACGTAGTTCGATATTTAAATAGTTGAGGATTGCTTCGATCTCTTGGAGTTGATTAAAGCGTTGTTCAACAATGCCTGGCATTTCAGCCGCAGCACGTTCTACATTACCTTTGAGTTTGACCTCATGTTTTGCAGACAACAGTTCGTTTTCATAATGCGCTACTGCATCAGGAATTTTAGAAATGTCACGCGATACGATTGAATACCAGCCCATTATTAATCCTCATCTTCCCATGAATCGTCATCAGCAAAATTTTCTTCGTCGATATCTAAGAAGTAATTAATTGCACCGTCTAGCACCGCATCAGAACCTAGTGTATTAGTTAGGGTGTCATCTGCTACGCCGTAGTCAGCTAGCAAATCAACAAACCGCTCTGCTGCAAGTTCATGATTCTTTTTATCAATGTACTCTTTAAATAAAGTCCACACTTCTACAATTTGACTCTCGTCCATAGATTATTCCTCAAAAGTTTCTTCGATTAAATCAGCTGTATCTTCAACAACTTCACCGGTATTTACCACAGTAGCTGTTTTTTCTTTGTACTCTGACATAATCATTTCAAGTTTAGGACCATTCCATTGCTTACGATAATCGATATGCTCGACACCAGCTAAGTCAACATACTTGAGTCGATTGCCTTGCTTAACCAATAAGTTTTTCTTCTCAAACAATTCAACTAAACCAGAGTAAGGATTCATACCAGTTTCATAAGGAATCTTAACCTGCACACCTTCAAACGGTTTTGCATAGCGTGTCTTCATTACTTTACAACCTGCACGGATACCCATAACTTCTGTGATCTTATTGCCGTCTTCGTCTTCTTTTAACTTCATCTTTTTCATTGCAACAACAATACTTGATGCATAGATAAAGCCACTACCGCCTGAGATCTTATCATCTGGGTCAAACATGTCCTGCGATGCATATGTGTGGTTAGTACAAACTAGTCCAACATTGTAGCTGCCGATCATGTTTACAGTGTTACGAACTAATGAAGTAAGTGCTTTAGGCTTACGACCCATATCGCCCTTCATATCACCCTTTTGGAACTGATCGACGTCAGTAGGTGTTAGTAACATACCCAAGCTGTCAATAACAAACAATACTTTAGGACGATCTTCTTCGTTCATTGCTTTGTAGTCAATCATGAAAGTTGAGATAGTTTTTGCTACGTCATCAATCATTGCCATATTAAGTTTAAGCAATTTGTCTTCGCCAGTCTGCACACCTAGTGCATGCAACCAGCTTTCGTCAAGTGCATTCTCTGAGTCAACTAGGACTACATAGATACCTTGCTCTTGTGCGTTCTTTACAATGTTGCCACTGCAAAAATACGACTTGCCTGCACCTGATTCGCCTGCGAATACAGTTACTTTACCCAACGGAACACCTTTGTTAAAGTCTCCTGAAATAAGCAAGTTTAATGCGTATGATCCTGTTGAAATCCAATCAGTAGGATCGTTAAATCCAGCACTCACGCCTGAGATACTTTTAGTCAAGTCCTTACGGAACTTACTAACATCAAATGATTTAGCCATTATTTCTCCTATTTAAAGCCAAGATAACTAGGGCGTATGCTTATAGCACAGAGGCCCCAGCCGTGTTGTTTATTAAGCCTGCTGTTGACGTGCGCGGATCATCGCTAGGATGTCGCCTGCACCACCAGTTGCTGCCGGGGCAGGTGCTGCTTGTGCTACTGGAGCAGGTGCTGCTTGTGCTACTGGAGCAGGTGCTGCTTGTGCTACTGGAGCAGGTGCTGCTTGTGCTACTGGAGCACTTTGGCTAGTTGCAGTTGCACCCACACTTGCGGCTTTCATAGGATCGCCTGTGCGAGCTTGCATACCGCTTGGTCGGAAGTATTGGCTCCAACGATCTGCATCATATGCTTCACCATCTACTGATGCTTCAAACATTTCTTTCATCACTTTAATAGCAACGTCGTCTGGCTTCTTAGGAAGGAAGTCATTCATGTTATACAATCCATGAGTCTGAACTGCTAACATTTCTGCATCATTCAGCGGACGATCTCTACGTGCCCAAGTGCTTGTACCATAGTCTGCGTATCCACCTTTAGACGTTTTGTTAAGACGGAAGTCTACGCCGGCAGTATAGTCTGTTGGTAATTCTTCCATGTCTGGATCCATTAATGCTGCTTTAATGATCTGGAAGATCTGAGGACCAATGATGAATCGTCGAATTGGATT